TCTTCTCTGTAAGGAAAGGTACAAAATAGCATAGCGATTGGCTAAATACCTGTGACTGGAGTTAGGCATGGCCGAATCTACACTGGAAACACTAAAGCAAAATCTTATAGAATATGTACGGCTACAAATAGGCGATGGCATTGTTGATCTTGAACTAGATCCGGCCCATTACGAAGCAGCATATCAAAAAACTGTGGGTGTTTACCGGCAGCGGGCGCAAAATGCCTACGAAGAAAGTTACATCTTTATGGAACTAGTTAGAGACGTAAACATCTACACATTGCCACAAGAAGTGATCACAGTCAGACAGATATTCCGACGCACATTTGGCGATAGCGCCGGCCCATTCTCATCCAATTTTGACCCATTTAGCCAAGCCAGTTTAAATGTATATCTAATGAATTTTAACGTGTCGGGCGGGCTGGCCACATATGATTTCTACTCGCAATATGTAGAACTTGCTGCCAGGATGTTTGGTGGGTTTATGAATTTCACCTGGAACCAGGTCACCAAGAAATTGCAAATCATACGTGATCCCAAAGCCACCGGAGAACATGTGTTATTGTGGACTTACAATCTCAAACCAGAAGTGAATCTGTTGCAGGACTTTCAAATAGTGCAATGGATACGGGATTATATGGTGGCCAATTGCAAGATGATAATCGGTGAGGCACGTGAGAAATTTTCTCAAATCGCTGGCCCACAAGGCGGTGGCTCATTAAATGGTGCTGCTATGAAGACCGAAGCACAGACAATCATGGATGCCAAGATAGAAGAACTCAAAATGTATGTAGATGGATCTCAACCAATTTCTTTCATTATTGGATAATTGGATAATTAACGCTTGACAAGTGTTGCAAGTGTTGCTATAATAGCAGCATGACCTCCTTAATGATAGACCTTGAATCACTTGCGACAGGCCCAGATGCATGTATTCTAACCATTGCTGCACAGGCCTTTGACCCGTTTGGAAAAGGGTATTTCCCACAATCCTATTACGCCAGAATTGATACTGAATCAGAGTCCGCACGTAATATTGATAATAACACAGTGGAATGGTGGGCAAGCCAAAACGAAGCTGCTCGAGAAGAAGCTTTCAATCCCGAAGATAGGATTGACTTAAAGATTGCCCTTGAAGAGCTTGGCAAGCTTATTTGGAAAGCTGACTTCATTTGGGCAAACGGAATCGTATTTGATATGGGCATACTTGAACATGCCTACAAAAGCTATGGTATGACACTACCGTTTAAATACTATAAGGTACGTGACGCTCGCACTATCTATTCTTTGTATCCTGATTTGCCAAAACCAACTACGAGTCATCACGCACTCGAAGATTGCAAACGGCAGATTGATTTGCTTCAGACAACGTTCAAACATCTTGACATTACAAGAATATCATGATCATTGGAATTATGGGTTTCATAGGGTCCGGCAAAGACACAGTAGCTGACTATCTTGCCAACATCCATCAGTTTCGTAGAGAAAGTTTTGCCAGCACTCTTAAAGATGCTGTGGCAGCAGTATTTGGCTGGGATCGGACGCTGTTGGAAGGACGCACCCGCCAAAGTCGTGAGTGGCGTGAGACTGTAGATCCGTGGTGGGCCAACCGCTTAAATCTTCCACATCTAACCCCGCGTTGGGTATTACAGCAATGGGGCACCGAAGTTGTTCGTAAAAGCTTTCATGATGACACATGGATCGCCAGTTTAGAAAACAAGATACGGAAAATAACCGACGATGTGGTCATTAGTGATTGTAGGTTTGTCAATGAAATCCAAGCTATACGTAATCAGGGTGGGATTGTGGTGCGTGTGACTCGTGGTGATGTACCACCTTGGTATGACTGGGCAGTAGAGTACAACAACTCAGCTATCATGCGGCGTGGAGAAATGATGCGTACTGCTGAGCAGGAAGAAAGCCCGATAAAATACAAAATCCATCAGAGCGAGTGGGCCTGGGCCGGTACTAAATTTGATCATGTATTTTCTAACAATGGCACACTAGATGAGCTTTACAAGAGTATCAACGATCTGGTGTTATCTCTAAGTCACCCAGTTTCCACGGTAAATCCAGCCAAGTAAGTGCTGCGGTGCAGTTCATACAAACAGTTTTTAAATTACGGTGATCGCAATTATGTGGATCGCCATCCACATGATATACCCATAGTTGGGCACTATATTTTGCCTTGAACCCACATAGATCGCATGTGGGTTTTTTCTTGTAGCCTGCTGTTTGCCACTTTGGGACTTGTGGTTTAATTTTCTTCTTTTTACGTATACATTGTTCGCATCGGCTGCGATAATATATGCGATCATGGCAATGGTAATTTACTGCGCAAAATCGTTGTCTACACGCCGAACACATAGGTCTCATATGGTATTTATAAACAAACCCTTTCAGAAAGGGCAGTCACAATGACGTTTTTTTGGTTAAATTCATAAATATCATTACTAGAAAAAGGATTTAACCATGGCACTGACTTCACCTGGCGTACAAGTAACATTGATTGACGAAAGTCAATACATCCCTGCAGCAACCAATTCGGTACCTTACATACTGCTTGTCACTGCACAGAACAAAGTGTCCGGTGCAGGTGTGGGTGTTGCTGCTGGCACACTAAAAGCAAATGCTAACAAAGCATATTTAATCACAAGTCAACGTGATTTATCAAACACATTTGGCGTTCCATTCTTCTACAAGACCACAGCTGGCACGCCAATTAATGGCTACGAGCTAAACGAATATGGCTTGCTTGCAGCATACTCAGCATTGGGCAGCACCAATCGTGCGTATATACAACGTGCTGACATTGATCTTACTGCGCTTACAGCAAGCCTAATCCGCCCAACCGGTGCTGCCGTAAACGGAACTTATTGGCTTGATACCGCCTCCACTGTCTGGGGATTATTCCAGTGGAATGTAACCACTTCGGCATTCACTAATAAAGTACCAATGGTAATTACCGACACCGCTAATTTAGTTGCAAATAGCACTGTGCCATTGCAAAGCATTGGTAGTATTGGTGATTATGCAGTGACAGCCACAGATCCACAACTCCCCATATATTTCAAACGTGGCGGACCAACCGCAGCACAAACATCTGAACCAGAATTGTATAATTACTATAACACCTGGGTAGCAGTGGGTAGTGATGATTGGAAAACAGCCTGGCCCACAGTATCGGGAACGTTGGCACCAACAAGCTTAACAGCCGCACAGACTATTATAATTAATGGAACTGTTGTTACTGTTCCTGCTGGCCCTAACAATACAGTTACTAAATTATCACAAGCAATCAATACAGCAGCTATAACCGGTGTTTATTCTGCAGCAATTGATGGTAAATTGTTTATCTATGCTAATAGCACAGCAACATCTGACGGGAGTACAGCCAACGAAGGAATTGTTACTATTAGCAATGGCACCGGCACTACATTAACGACATTGGGAATTACCCCATCTAGTTATTATGCTCCAGCATTCCAAGCTTCGCCAAACTATACGACACCGCGTTGGAGAAGCACAGATGTGCAGCCCGAACCCACCGGCTCTGTATGGCAAAAAACAACCAATGTTAATCTTGGAGCAAATCTAGTATTGAAAAAATATAGTACCGTACTTGGAACATTTGTGCAACAATCAGTGCCAATATATGATGATACGGGGGCTGCAATTTACGCATTAGATCCAGTTGGTGGTGGCATAAACATACCAGTTGGTACTACCTGGGCAAGATTAAATCCAGAATTTAACACTCCGGACACTGCCGGTTTAGAAATTTTTGAACAATATACTGTCGGAGCAACTATTATTACTGGTAATACAAATACGCCCGGGCCATTTATCGCAGGCAATACATTTTATATTAGTGCATCTGCTCCAGGGACCGCAACAAACACTACCCCTGTAATAGCAACATTACTAGGAACAACAGCCGCAGCGTTTGTGTCTGCCGTTAGCGCCGCCGCAGTGCCATATGTTAGTGCCAGTATCAATAGTGCTGGTGCGATAGTATTTGAACACAGTGCAGGAGGTGAAATTGCATTAGCACTTGGTACCGGTACTCCGGTTACTACGGCTGGTTTTACTACCACAATTGAAGGTGTAAAACGCGGTACATTAGCAACTACACTAGTGCTTAGTAATTTTACATCCAACCCAGATTTCTTCTCATACACAGCAAGTAGTACAGAACCAAATCAAGATCCAGCGGATGGACGCACTTGGTATTATTCTACCACAAGTCAAGTAGATATAATGATACAAGATGATGGTGCTTGGTACGGTTATCAGAATGTTACAAATGATGTTCGCGGTGATAATCTGTCGCTTACCAATGCTGCCGGG